CAAATTGCACATATTTAGCTGAAACAGCTACTACCTGTAATAATCTCTCATCGCTATAAAGTGGCTGGTCCGACAAATCATTAATTAGTGTTCGGACTATAATTGGAATTTCAATTCTCCAGCTCATAATTAGCCTCTTTAAGATTTATTCTAATATTATTATACACCTCTATGTGTTTAATATCCACTTAGCATGACCGCAATCATATATTTTAAATAAATCTTTATCATAGCCGCTATTACCGGGAAATTTGAGTCTATGAAAAGTTTCAAAACTATTTGTCAATCTACAACTTGTCCATAAAGCCCTATTCAAAAAAGAAAAAGGGCTGAGATTTCTCAGCCCTAATTCTGTTTGATGAGTTATAGTTAGCGGATTATAGAGCGCCGAGTAATACTCTACGATTATCTAGAACCGCAAAACCTTGCTCACTCCAGCCATAAAATCCGGCTCTCTTCTGACGATGTAGTGTTTCGTCTTCGAAGATTTGGACTTCTTGGCGAACTGGCATAATGAAGCTGTCGTTCTTGCGTTGATCAAGACCAACAACTACTTCGCTCTTGCCACTAGGTAGTGAACCGCTGAGTACGTTGCTATAAAATAGCTGATACTGCTGACCAACACCTAGTTCATCAAGGTCGTGTAGGTTAACACCGAACACGCGATTTACTGTGCCATCAGCAGCAGTATAAATCTCACGACGGGTAACTTCGTCAACCTGATCAAGACCCCAGTTACGAATATCTTCCATAGCTTCGGGAGAAATATAAAGGTCTGTTAGGATACCTCTATTAATTGAAGCCGAGTTACCGCCGCCATTACGGCGCATAACTGTCTTCATGAGACTAACAAGACGCTTTGTAAACTGGTTGGCATTAGCATCGCTATCGAATACTACGATATTGCGATCAACACCAGCGGCCAATAGAGTGTGCCATCCGTCATCATTCATTTTCTTAACGAATGAACCTTCTAGCACTTCCATAGCACGACCAACAACATCCCAACGAGCATCACGAGCATACTTTAGTAGGTAATCGATGCTAGCGCCGATGTCATAGGTTGGTACCATGACATAATCACTTTCAACATGACGTTCTGGAATATACCCATGATTTGGAATGGTATATGCCACAAAGTCTTTTTCGGTTCCAGGAGCAAGGAAGTCTAGTGGGAATTCTGGAGTAGCTCCCTGAGCAAGTTGGATTGGCTCAAAGATACCATTTAGAATATCACCACTAAGAAGACCTTTTCTCAATGGAAGCTCTAGAGCTTTTGCAAATTCTGCATTAGCTGCTAAAGCAACTTCTCGGTTTGGTGAGCCGGAACGAACAAGAAGGTCTGTTAGTTCTGGCGAAGGCTGAAATTTCTGAGTTTTAGCTGACATTTTGTTCTCCCTTATCAGGTGATATTGATATCTACTTTGACATAACCATCGGAATCTTTGCTGCTAAGGAATCGTCCAACCTTAGTACTATTTGTACTAACTGTTGTAAGTTTACCTGTAACATCATAGTAAGCGTCGGTACCGGCTGTTGGTGTTTGGCCAGAAGCAACCATATCGGTTGTTGCTTGCCCTTGACGGAGTAGTGTAACCTTTCCGCCTACCTGAACTTCATCACGGTACCAATTGATGTGTTGTCTTGTAAGATCAAGATTAACAACATCATTTAATAGAAGTCCGGCTGGTTTAGTACCAGAAACAACGCCTGTTGGATAAGTAACAACAGCATTGCCATCGTCTAGCGAAGCGCCGCTGCCCGAAGTGGTATGTACAACTACACCGCCACGTTCTGCTACTGTATCCATGAAGTAAGATACGTCTGTGTATGATTCAATGCGAGTTGGTTTAAGAGCCATTTTATTTCTCCCTTAAAGATTATTAAAGTGTTTTACCGAGTCTACTGCAAACAAATTCGACCAATGCGGCGCGAGTAGCTTCAACAGCAGACTCTGAATCGCCACCGACACCAAGATTAACTTCTTCTGCAACTTCAGCAGTGTCCAAAACCGAAGCATCAACAGATTCGGAAGACTTGACCATTTTCATTTTCATGGCTTTTTCTTCGTCTTCTTCCATATCTTCGACTTCTGACATCTTAGCCTTTTTTGCAGCTAACAATAGAGTTAGAGCAGCAAATGAGTCGTCGTCCATTGATTCAAATTTATCAACAGTTGATGAAGCGGTTTCAGAATCAACACCGGCTTCTACCAATGAAGCTTGTCTTTTCATCTTTTTTTCCTTCTTCATCATTTCTTCTTCTTTAGATTTATAAGTAGCGATTACCTCATTAGCTGTAAGAAGTTCACTTTGTGAAACCTCTAGTGCGGCTTTCATCTTTTTCATTTCTTCTTCTTTCATAGCCATCTCTTCTTTAGTTTTCTTAGCGGCTACTTCATAGGCATCTTTTTCCTCTTTAAGAACTTCTAGTTCTGCCTTTGTTTCATTTAATGTGGCTTCGCTAGTCTTAATGGTGTTTTCTAGTTCTGTAATTTTTTCTTGAGAAACAGCTGCTAGAGCCATAGCTTCTGCACATTCTGGTGCTGAATTTGCTTCTGTTGTTGGCTCGGCTTGTGCTTGTTCTGAATTCATAGTATTTGTCTCCACTTTTTGAGTTGACTGATTATTTGATACACCCGCAATCGATAAATTCTCATTTTTTTTAATTAAAATTTTTGTATTATCTTTATCTGTTGAGTCTTTATGGAAAATAACGCTATCTGGATTAGCTGGTTTATCAACATATCCTTTGCCAGAAAATGTTATATTTCTAAGAACCCTACCAATTTTATAGTTTTCATGCTCTCCTGCACCGCCATATGCTCTAAGAAATTTTGTTAAATATGCTGTTTCTTCATTTCTGTTTAATACTTTATATTCTCCGCTGCTTTTATTGATAATCCCATAATCAAATCCTTTAAAAAAACATTCCATACTAACATATTTTGTGCCATTTTCTATTTCACTAATTAGTTTTTCAGATCTTTGACGTAGATCTGGACTAGAAAAACCTTTATAAATAACAGAGCCTGTTAAAATATGATATTTTTCTGGTAAATTTTCAATTGGAGTATTTTCATCAATTAAAATACCATCTATAGTAATTGGCCAATTAGATGTTATATGGCCAATAATAGTATTTTCGTCATGTTCTAAGTTGGTGGGTTTATCTTCTGGAGTGTTTCTAGCGACCCATACTTCTGATTTATCAAATATATCATCATTTTTATTCCAAGAAGAACTCACAAGAATTGATTGAACATAATAAAGATCACTATCCTCTAGAGAAGCTAAACTTTTTATATGCTTCATGTTATTTTGAATACTGGTAGAACAAGGTTCAACCATACAGGCATAAGAAATTGATGCAGAAGAAGAGATGAGTGGCTCTAGTCCGTCCTGGATCTCTTGCTTAAAAATATGCATATAATTCTCCATTATAGTAAAATTATTCTTAATTTGAATACACCATAGAATAAAAAGAAGCCTTAGCCTGTTTTATTTCTTCTATTGAAAGATTAGTATTGAGTTCGTTACTAATATTTTTTAGCCATAAATAATAGTCTGATATGCTTTGTTTAATAGTGTTGGAGTCTATGTTAGCAAAACTATCCATAACTATTTCTTTGTCTATTTTGCTAAATGGTTTTAAGCCAAATAATATCTTGGTTTTAATTAATTCCATTTCCGATGACTCTACCGATGATGTGGATCTTAGGTTCTTTTTATTATAAAAATCTAATAATATAGGATTTATTATTTCGCTAATTTTATCCTGTGCTTTATTCGCCCAGATCATTAACCCGGCACCTGTTTGGGGGCTAAAAGTCTTTGTTTTTCTCTTTTGAGAATCTTTAGATAATTTGGGTCTTCCTTGTCCGGGGATACCTGGCAACGATTCTGGGGAATCGTTTGCCATACGATTAGGAGTAGGAGAAGAAGCCTGTTTCATTTCTAATGCAGATTTTTCTCCAGATTTTTTTTTGTCTAGATCTAAGCCTATTTGGCTTGGTGATACTATGCCCGTTTGTAATGCAATCTTTTTTAAAGAATTTTCAGATTCAGGTTCATAAAACGGACCAGATTTTTTAACCATACGGTTAGATTCTCTTTCTCTGTGTTCTCTATTAAGTCTTGATTTCTCCATGTCTGGATCAAAACCAAAACGAGTCTGCAATAATTCGTCGCTTATAATATTTCTGTCTGCTAATTGTACTAGTAATGCTTTTTCGCTATCTTCATTACTTAAGTCCATTCTATCAAATTCTATTTTAGCTGGATATTTAAAGCCCATAGCCTTTTGAATCAAAGCTATTTCGTTTTCCCAAAACTCAATTAAAACATCTCTACCGTATTGAAGTCTCTGTGTTAATGTTTTAAGAGAAATAAAATTGTTGGTTGTTCCTGCTGCTCCAAATGTGCCAGTTAATGTCGGAGGAATACCTAGTCCTGCATAAACACTGTTCATATGAGGAATATATTTACTTTCACCAAGAAATTGATGAACATTCGTCTTGCTTTCAATTAATTCAATATCCGGTCCCCATATTAAATCCATAGTACCACCACCAACATTATTTCCTAATATTTGTGCTAGTTTTGCTGTGGCTGCCTTGGTAGGAGCGATACGATGTTCTAAACTACCTAATTTAAAAATTCGAATATTGCTAATAGCCCCATCTAGAGCCGCCATATCAGCTAATTTTAGTTTTTCTATGATAGTAATATCATCCATAATAGCATATATCATAGGATATGCCCAAGATTGCCAATCATCTTTTTTATAATGGAAAACTATAGTTTTGTTAGGATCTAGAGAATAAGCTTTTTTTGATTTAGCTGCATCTATGATTTGCTGAGGAAGACTATCTACAACTTTTTTCTCAGCTTCTGTTTTAGGACTATTAATAATTTTAGCTAAACTAGCTGGTAATTTTAATTCATATCTTTTATCATGCAAAAAAGAAGATAATGGACCAGCTGTTACATCTACAAATACCGAATTTAGAAATGTATACTTCCATGGTATCTCTTTTTTCTCTAGATCAATTTCAGGCATATTATTAATCTGTAAATCTGGACCTCCCAAAGCTTTATATAATTTATCTGTAACTTTAACGCTAATTTTAGCTGTTCGTCTATCAATAATAACATTTCCGCTTTTATATAAATTGTTCAAAAATCTTTCGCTACGATCTTTTCCTTTAATCTTCTTGAACCATCTACGATAGAATCTTTCAATTCTTTTGTTTTTATGTACTATTCTGATACCCTGACAAGCAAAATCTCCCATAAGATCTACTACATTTTTTACTAAGCCCACTCTTTGATATATATCTTCAGCTCGTTCCATAATAGCTTTGATATGTTTCGGAGGCGCTTCGTCTGGTCTAAAAAAATAATAATCTGATTTGGTTAATCCTGGTCTTCCGCTGGTATTGGTATCTAAATTAGAATAATCTAAACCATATCGTCTCATAGCGGACGCTTTTTGAATACCATTAAATTCGTCTAAAGAATCAGAAGTTTGTTTTAATGCTTCTTGTTTACTCTGTAGATCGTCACCCCACGTAACATAAGCGTCTTGTGGTACTGTTGATGCGTTTTGTATGATATTGGTTTTTTTATTAGATTTAGCCATATTTTTTTAGATTAATATAATTGTAATTGATATGTGATTGCAATGCTGTTTATTAATACACTTTTATCTATAAATACCTGTATAAATGTCATCATTACCTCCTCCTGAAGTAAACCAATCAGGTCCCTTATATAAAGCCCCGTCTAAATTGACTATTTCTTTAGCATTTCCTCCAACTACCTCATAGTCGATATTGGCCTTTAATGTACGATTAATTTGTCTCGCTAACATATTAGCTATTAATAATGAACTATATCTATCTTTTCTAAGTCTGCCTTTTTTCCCATTAGGTAATTTAACCTCCGGAGTATCCCATCTGTCTCTGGCATTGGGTCCTGTGCTGGTTTGTGTCATAACAATAGTGGTCAATTCATTTTTTAATTCTTCAATTTCTAAAATGCATTCGCTGGTACTATCATAAATATTATCTAGATTAGAATCAAGAATATCTTTTCCTTCTTTATCTAAAGCTAATCCTAGTGTTAAATTATCAAATTGTGGAAATAATAAAATTTTATCTTCTAAATCTTTTCTCAATCCATGATTAGCTTGACTAGTCCAATCTGCTTTTGCAAATTGAATTAGTTCTATAAGGTGTAGCCCTTGTTGATCGTCAGTATCTTTGCGTTTATCCATATCTATTACTGGCCAAATAAGATTTTCACCTTCCTCTAATTTAGATGGATCGTGCAACGCTTCTTCTATAGCAACGCCTCCTCCTTGTGCATCTAGTCCTATACGCACACAAGGAAATGTTTTCATAAGATTTCTAATTTTTCTAGCACAAAAACCATAGAAATCATATTCATTAACTAATCCTGTTTTCTGTCTTTCCTTAAAATTACTACGATTTGTGGTCCATACATAAACAATTCTATTATGATCAGGATGCACCTCTAGTATAGTGATACTAAAATTATCTTGTTCACTTGCTGGATCTATACCATAGATATACTGATTATTAGGATTACCTTTTGTAGTAGCATCAAAAATAATATTTTTATCTGCTATCTTAATAGGATTAGATGAAGATACTACACAGCTTTCTATAAGACTGCGTTTGAAAAAACCTTCACTGTCTTTAACAAAACAAGCTGCATATTCCATATTATAAATACCAGTATGAATCGTTGCTTTAGCTCTACTTACTTGCTTATCATCCATAAAACCTTTAGGTATTAATTCATATGGCATTCTGATAATGCTATAATCTTTCCAATTAAAATTATCTGGAACATCTCCTTTAAAAAGATTTTCAAGTTTAATTTTATCTCCTTGACTTTCTATAATACCTTTGTATCTTTTCCAATAACTAGCAAAATGTTTAAAATCATAGTCTGCTGTGCCAGATATAATAGCTTGATTACTAAGAGCCGTATTTAAGATTTCTAATTCATCATTCCATAAACCAGCTTCCTTCATCGCTTGTTGTTTTGCTTGTTGCTTAACATTTTGAATAGGACTAGCGCTAACTGCTGCGAAACCTGATACTACTGTTTCATATATATCAGGGCTTATAGATGCAAATTCATCAGCAATAATAATGTGCGCGCGTAAACCTCTAATTTTACTACCATCACCAAGAGGAACAGCTATAGTCCAGCTATCTCCAAGCCTAATAGTACATCTATCTACATCTCTTCTTGGACCATCATCATTACCGTTAAAAATACTACGTAATATAGGACTATTTCTCCATATATTTTCCATATATTCGAAAATAATTTTACTTTGTCTAAAAGCAGCACCTACTATTACAATTTTGGTTCCGGGATAAAATACACATTTAAGAATAGCATATAAAGCTAATGTAAAACTATTATGAGTAACAATATAATCTTTCGTAATATATGTATGGTCATAATTATCAACCATAATACAGTATCCATCACTATTTTCTATTCTCTTTATATCAGTAATAAAAACCTTTTCGTATTTTGATTGTCCTTGCTTGCTTATTGTGTGTTGTAAATAATTTAATTTTCGCTCTAGGGTAAAAATATCTAATTGTGTATACATTGAAATACGATAACAGTCTTTATATTTTTTGCCATTGTACATAGATGGTTTGATTTGAATTTTACAATGTATTCCTAAAGATCTAGCTAGATTAAGAACATCTTCTGATAATTGAGATGATATAGTATAATACTCTATAACGCTTTGCCCGTTAGAATATCCGTCTGTATCCATTAATCCTCGTAACAGCTCAAGCTTTTGTTGATAGGAACCATATAAATAATTTTGTGGAATAAATTTAGTAGAACTATTTGTTTTAAATAATCCTAATTTCTGTAGAATTTTATAAAAAGGCTGATTATTTCCACAATTAATACCATGATTAATACCATCTTTGTGAGAAGATACTGTATATCCATCTGGTAATAAAGAATTAACTCTATTTACAATCTCTTTATCTTTATTACTAAAAGTTATGCGTTTTTGAGTTAAACAACCATCTCCTAACAGCACACCCAGAACATAAGGATGCAGTTCTAGAGTTTTTTCTTTTTCTTCTATTAAAGGTTTATTAATTGGTAAGGCGTATAAATATTCAGTTCCGTTGCTTTTTTCTCCTATTCTTGGTCTTTTAAAATCTAAGATTTCTTTAGTTTTTTTAACTTCCCATTTTCTTGTTTTTTGAGAAAAAACTTTCCATTGGTGGTCTTCGCAAGCGTCAATAGTTCTACCGTCTCTAAGGGTTAAACGGTACATGACCAGATTTTTCTGTAAAGGTGTTTTATCGATTACTTTTGTAAGTTTACCATCTCCACCATATATAATATCTCCTATAACAATATCTTCCATGCGTTTCCAACCATTTTTCACACGAATTAATTCGTCTGGTTTTAACATTTTACCAAATCCGCGACTAGCTACGAACATAGGAAAAGATCTATGCCAAAACTCTTGTAATACTGCTATTTGTATAGGATGCAATTCTATACCAAGTAGTAATTTTACAGAACTTCCTAAGAAATATGGATTACGCAACATTCTCATTAAATGCAGATCTGGATTCTCTATATCCTTCTGTGATCTATTGATCATCAGATTTTGATGTAAAGAAATTTGACTAAGATCACCTAGTCCTAGCCAAGCATCATCAAATATCTTTTTTTGAATGTCGTTCAAGATAGTTTACCTTTTTCATGATATGTTCCGCCATTTGTCTTGCATTAGATGCTTTGCCACAGAAATGTACTTTAATATTATGATTTAATTGTAATTCTAAAATATTTTTTAATAAAAAAGCAGGGGATATTCGTATTTTGCTCCACATTTTTTTAGGTACTGTTGATCCTATTGGATATATTAATAAATCTTCAAGATTAAATTCTAATAATAAAAATGAATATTTATATTGACTCATTCTCATCACAACATCTTGAAATCTACTTTCAACGATATTATTAGCAAATTCACTAGCGCTCTTTTTCCTCTCAATACATAGTAAATGTTCCAAACCTTCTATACTATAGTCCCCAGTATCTAATTTTCTATTAGCTACCGCATAATTATCATCAAACAGCCATGGCTGTTGCTCACGAGTATCTACTATAATAGTGAATTTATAAGGATCATTATCGTTCATTATTTTGTCTCTTATCTTGTAATATCTTAAAAAATACACTTTCATAGATGCTTTCCATGCCACTAATCATTTTATGGTGCTTATAACATAGTGTTATAGCATTATCCACCACAAATCTTAAACCGGGAAAGTCGCTCCATCTTCTAATATGATGAGCATTTAATCTTTTTTTACTATTACATCCTGGCCATTGACATGTATAATTATCTCTAGCGTATACTTTTTTTCTCCATTTCTTATATTCTGGATCTTCATAATTACGTTGCATATAATTTAATATCCGCTGAAACCATATCTTGTACTAGATCCTTAAACGTTATTTTAGGTTTCCATCCCAAAACTTGTTTCGCTTTAGAGCTATCTCCTTTTAAATAATTAACTTCGCATGGTCTATATAAATCAGGATCAATTTTAACATAATCTTGATAATTTAAATTTACTAAATTAAAAGCTGCTGCTAAAAATTCTTCTACTGTATGAGTTTCATTGGTACTAATAACAAAATCATCACATTGGTTTTGTTGCAACATTAAATACATAGCTTCTACATAGTCTTTAGCGTGTCCCCAGTCTCTGCTCGCTTTTAAATTTCCTAAATATAAAGGAGTATCTTTTGATATTTTATTATTAACTAATTGACCAATATATTTAGTTATTTTCCTAGTAACAAAATTTTCTCCTCTACGAGAGCTTTCATGATTAAATAATATACCTGAACAACAATATAAATTATACGCTTCACGATATATTCTAATCATATTATGTGCTGCTAATTTAGCGCATGCATAAGGACTATTGGGCAGGAAAGTAGTATTTTCGTTTTGATAAAAAGATCCGTCGCTACTATCAGAATAATTAGAACCAAACATTTCGCTGGTGCTAGCTTGATAAAACTTCGTTTGTGGGGAAAATCGGCTAATCCCTTCTAAAATATTGATTACTCCTAAAGTATTAATTTCGAATGTTGTTGATGGTTGTTTAAAGCTGGTGGCTACATGACTTTGGGCTGCTAGGTTATAAAACTCTTGTGGTTTATATTTATTGATTATTCTGTAGGTATCACTGGGATCTGTTAAGTCAAATTCTTCTAGTGTTAGATCATTATGATCAATAAAATGTTTTATTCTAGCAAAACTATTGGTGCTGCTTCTACGATATAGTCCTATAACATTATAATTTTTCGCTAGCAATAATTCTGATAAATAGCTACCATCTTGACCTGTAATGCCCGTAATAACAGCAATCTTATTCATCGTTTTCTCTTTCTGGTATAACTGTTTCTGGTGTTAAAAATGGTCTATCAACCACACCGTCCTGATAATTATGATATTCTGATAGTTTGTCTCTAATTTTATTGGTGGCCATAGCAAGAATTTCCATTTCTCGTCCTTCTTTCTCGCGGATAGCTTCGTCTTCTAACATTCTTATTAGTCCTGTCCAACTGCTTTTACCATCTTCTATTCTCTTGATTCTTTGCTCTCTTGTGGCTTTAAGATCCTTACTAATTTTTTGTTGTTCTGCTAAAAGTTTTGTATATTCATTGGTATAGTTAGCTATGCTATTTCGTGCAAAACTTAATTGAGTTTCGAGATTGGCCAATTTTGGTATATCTCTTTGTTCCTCTGGTTTTTCATATTCTTTGTCTACATAACGTTGTAATTTTTCAGTTTCGCTAATGTGTCTTTTGCGTTCTTTCATACTTCTATTAATAAGAATATCAATAGTTATAAATTGTTTAATTTGAAGTTCTTCTGCTGGTAAAACGTCTTCTCGGAACTGTTTAATTAGTCCTACCCAGGTATCCTCAAAATACTTTAATTCACCAGTATCTTCATCAAATTGTCTTTTAATTTCGGGCCAAAATGTTTTAGTATATAATTTTTGTCGTAAAATTTCATTGTCTTTAAGTTCTTGACTATTATCTATAATAGTTAGATTGTTCTCTTTGATATATCTTTTTATAGGATCAATATTTCTATTAAGCTGCTCAGCAATTTGTTCTATAGACAAAGCTCCGTAATTGTCAGTTATAAACTTTTCTTCGTCTAAACCTAGTTGTCCTCGTTTTTTTTTAATACTCATAATCTGATTGTTTGTTGTTAGAATGAAAATCCTGAATAAGTAATTTAATATGATTTTGTAATTTGGTTAATTTTTGTTTATTAAGTTTTTCTCCGTGTTTTAATCGAAGATAAGATTCTCTGTAATCAGAATGTATGTGTTCATCCAGAAATTTAACTAATTCACTATTTGATAAAACTGATGTAAATTCTGTAGAATTAGAAGGATCATAATCCATACCAACAGGTTGCATAATATTCTTTTTGGCTTCATTTCTGTTGCTCCAAGACGCATAAAGATCACAATCTTTTTTATTGATATATTTACTACATTGATTATTAGATAATTTATATGATTTATCAAAAAAAGGACATGTTGCGCAGGGTTTGTCTGGTCTTTGGTAATTATTTCTTTTGTAGTTAAACAGTCGATTTCTAACATGAGTCCATAAGAAATTCTCTAACGGGCGGCTTTTATCATATTTGGCCAATCCTTCCATAGCGAATATGGCGGCCTGTTGTTTCATATCTTCTATATTATGATATCCGAAACGGAATTTATGGCTTAATCTGGCACTTATATTATCTAAAACTGTTAAAAATTCTGATTCTGATACTCCGCTTAATAAGATATTATTAGATTTATTCTTCTGATTCTTTTTGGTCATATAATAGTTCTGCTATGCTTTTACCATTTGGTAGTTCTAAATCGTTCTGTATTTGTTGTTCTAATTCTACTCCGGAGCATTTAACAGATAGTGTGGACTGTATTATATCTGATAAGTCAATATGATCAATTTTATTGGGTTCGTTCATAAATTCTCCTTGCACTAAACTGGCCGATCATTAGTATAGTAATACCAGTGAGGTATTTGTCAATATTAACAATATGAGGGAAATATGGCTAATTATAAAAAGTGGACACATTCCGAAATAGATTTTATCAAAGACAACTATACTCTAATGAATGATGAAGGATTGGCTGCTAAGTTGAGTCAAATGACTGGTCAAAATATTACTACTGCTATGATACGTCGTCAACGACGCAAGTTAAGTATTAATAAGCCCAGGGGCAGACCATCAAGAGCTTCAAAGGCATCTAGTTGTTTAACTGATAATGGTGTGAATTTAGAGAATGCATGATAGTATAAATTAATAAATTGTCTATCAGTTTCTAATATTAATAGTTCCTAGTGTCTTGTTGTGATTCTAGGAACTATTTTTATTTAATCTTTGAGAGGAATTATATTTTTCCTAACAAAATATAAATTAATAAAAAATCCCATAAAAGCTGATAGTATATTACTAACTATTGGCTTAGTGTAATTTTCTAAAGGATTAATAAATAATGTTAAAAGTAAACTGATCCAAAAACTAGAACATTCATGACACAACAGAGGCGTCCTTATGTATGGTATTCTGGCCACCAAGTTTCGTAATGGTCTGCTAGCTTCAGTATCGCTCCAAGA